TCCGCCGATACGAACATTAATAATGCCGTTATAATAATTATCTGTCTCTAGAACACGGCGATCAAATTGTTCTTTCGCTTCTAGATAGCTAGCAATACCTCTGCTAGGACAAAAATATAAGATCTCTCTAGTGAAGTTTTTAGCGCCTAGTTGTTCAACATCATCTTTAAGCCGTTCGCTTGAACCCCAGTATTCTTGCCAATCACTTTCTTTAGTAGATCTTCTTTTGTTCTTCTTACCTTTAAGAGGAGGTTTTGTAGTTTTAAACTTTGCTAGCTTTTTACCTACATACATCATATCATTTGTTTTATTTGTAATCAAATATACAAACGCTTCACAACCGACAGGTAATTCAAGAACTTCTTTACCTTTATATAACCAGGTCAAAACTTTGCTCCACAATAAAGAGTAGTGGAGTTATTTATTAACTAGAAATCTTCTTCTTCTTCGTCTAGTTCTTGCTCTATGACATTGCCACAGAAAGGACAATACGATATCTGTTCTAGACTTTCGCTAATAACTCTAAACTCTTCCCCGCAATCGCTGCAATTAATCCAGTTCATCGTTTGGTTCTCCCAAATTCTTTAGTTCTGCAATAGCTCTTTGTAGAGCTTGAATTTCTACACCCATGTCATGGATACCATGTGCGTCTCTATTACGCAGGAACACTCCCGCCATATCCCAGCAAACTCTTTCACGGTATTCTAAATTAATAAGAGCGTCTTTCTTTGTTCTCATAAAGAAAATCCCTTAAACGTATCTTCTGTAACGTCCTGTTTAACTGCTCCAGTAAGATATGAAGAAATTTCTGTTTCCTGCGGAGCAACCTGTACGTCTGAACCCGCGATCCATTTCTGTGTCCAGGGTAGTGGATTGCTTCCTACCTTATATAGTGTATTAAGACCGATAGCCTTCATGCGCTTATCAGCAATCCATTCTACATAGTCACATAGTAGCTTTTCGTTAAGTCCGATCATCGAACCATCTTTGAATAGATAACGTGCCCAAGCTTTTTCTTGCTCGACGACTTCGGAAAAAAGGTGTACGCATAGATCTTTCGTCTCTTCTTGTATGCGAGCAAAGTCTGCATCTTCTTTCGGGAGAATTTTGAGGAGCTGCTGAGTCGAGGCGAGATGAACATTCTCATCACGCGCGATGAGTTTGATAATTTTCGCGTTGCCTTCCATCTTTTTGAGTTCCGCAAAATTCCACGAACATGCGAATGAGACATAGAATCTAACTCCTTCAAGAGCATTAACTGCATTCAGACACATCCATAGTGCCTTTTTATATTCATACATTAGTTCTGGATATTTTGGATAATCAACTAAACCATGAAAATGTTCTGGTTTATTAATTTTTGCATAAGAATTAACCGCATTAATAGTTTTTAATGATATGGTATTACCAAAACACTCAACAGGATAGTAAATAAGATCATCATAGTACTTACTGATACTATCAGCACATTCTACGATTTCCTGGACTTCCAACATTTCATCAAAGACTCTGGAAGGGTCAGAATAAACGTTGCGAATGATATGAGTGTAAGAACGGGAATGAATCGTCTCGTAAAACGTCCAAGTTTGGATCCAGGTTTCCAATTCAGGAAGCGAACATATTGGAAGAAAAGCCAGAGATGGAGCACGGCCCTGCACCGAATCAAGAAGGATCTGACGTTTGAGATTAGATGTAAAAATATGTTTTTCATGATCAGTTAGACCTTTAAAATCTTTGGAGTCCTTCGAAAGTTCTATTTCCTCAGGGCGCCAGAAAAAAGATATCTGCTTTTCTGTTAATTTTTCAAAAGCAGGATATTTTACTTTATCGTAACGAGCGATATCGACATTTTCATCAAAGAAGCAGGTGCGTTCTAGATGACTTTTTTTTATATCTGTATTAAAAACTGACAATTAACAATCTCCGTCTGGGATCCATTCGATCCAATGATAAGGTACTACTCTGCGTACTTTTTGTCCATGCGTATATTCTAATGTAAGTTCAACGGCAGTCGATGCTGGGTCTCGTCTAAAATACTCAATAACTTTATATATGTTATCAGCATCTTCCCATTCGTCGCTATTGATCTTTATATAACTTGACATGTATATTATCCGGTAATATTAGATTTTACAAGAATCACACTCTGCATCATCTACAATACCAGGTGCTAAATCCTTATCTTCGATCTCTCCAGCACCATCATTTGTGTTGAAGTAATACAGTGTCTTACCACCATACTTATAATGCATCAGAACATGCTTCAGCATCTCAGACATCGGAATCTTGCCATCTTCATAATGCGCAGGATTGTAAGATGTATTAACAGAGATGGCTTGATCGATGAATTTCTGCAATACCGCCATGATCTTCAGATATCCTTCTGGACTCTTCTGATCCCATAGTAGTTCGTATTTATTCTTTAGCTTCTGTATATTGGGAACAACTTGCTTTAGCACACCGTCTTTAGACTGTTTGATGGAAACAAGAGCACGTGGTGGCTCGATACCATTGGTCGAGTTACTGATCTGAGCCGATGTCTCAGCAGGCATAAGAGCCATTAGAGTAGAGTTGCGAATGCCATCCTCTCTTACTCTTGAGCGAAGAGTAGACCAGTCCATCTTATAGTCAGGTTGAACTAGTTCATCTACTTCCTTCTTATACGTATCGATTGGCATGATACCCAGGTCATATTTGGTGTCTATTGACAGAGGGCATTCTCCTACTTCTTCCGCAAGATCTACCGAAGCTTTGATGAGGTAAAACGACCACGCTTCAGCATATTCGTGGATGAGGCTAAGATCAGGATTAGAATAAGTGGAATCATTCCGAGCAAGCCAATAAGCAAAATTAATGATTCCCACACCAAGCGGACGGCGGTTTTTAGTACCAATCTCAGCAGCAGGAACTGGGTACGACTGATAGTCCAACAACGCATCAAGAGCGCGTACGGCGAGAGTACACGGTTTCTCAAAGTCAGAAGGCTTTTTAATCTTTCCCCAGTTGATTGCAGCGAGAGTGCAAAGACTAATTTCACCGGTTTCATCATGTATATCCTTTAATGGAGTAGTAGGCAAAGTAATCTCACAGCAGAGATTACTCATCTTAATTGGAACTTCCTTGACGAATGAACCGTGATCATTGGCATGATCTACGTTCATTAGATAGATTCGTCCGGTGTCCTTTCGTTCCTGCATGAAGGCTGAGAAGAGATCAATTGCAGGAACGGTTTTCTTTCTAATTTTGGTGTTTCGTTCATATTTCTCGTAGAGTGTACGGAATTCTTCAACGTCTGAAAAGAACGCTCTGTAGAGATCCGGGCAATCATGAGGTGAGAAGAGCGTGATCGAACCCCCAGCCAAAAGTCTTTCATACATCACCTTATTAAATTGTACACCATAGTCTAGATGGCGGATACGATTATCTTCTGTGCCTTTGTTGTTCTTTAGGACAAGTAGATCTTCAACTTCGTAATGCCAAAGGGGGTAATAGAGTGTTGCTGCTCCACCACGGACGCCGCCCTGGCTACAGCTCTTAACAGCAGTTTGAAAGTGTTTCCAGAATGGTATAACACCTGTGTGTGAAGCATCTCCATTGCGGATAGGAGATCCAATAGCACGAATACTACCTCCTCCAATACCAATTCCCGCTTTTTGTGAAACGTATTTAACAATAGCCGACGAAGTAGCGTTTATCGAATCAAGCGAGTCGTCAGTTTCGATAAGTACACACGAGCTAAACTGACGCTGAGGGGACCGGACACTAGCCATAATTGGAGTAGGAAGACTAATATCAAAAGTACTGATTGCATCGTATAATTCCTTTACCCATTGTAGTCGATCTTTGGTATAATTTTGAAAGAGAGTCATAGCAATCAACATGAATGCCATCTGAGGTGTTTCGTAAAACTTACCAGTAACACGATTCTTGATGAGATACTTACCACGGAACTGTTCCATGGCAGCATAGGTCAACAAGTTGTCACGATCATGATCGATATATTCAGCTAGTTCAAACCACTCTGCATCGCCATATACATCAGCTAATGTTTCGTCATAATAACCTGCTTCAACTACGTTAGCATAATGCTGGCATAAAGAGATCGGTTCATACTGACCATACACTTCCTTACGGAGCTGGTAATTAATCAGACGACCTGCGACATATTGATAGTTAGGCGTATCTTCAGTAATAAGTTCAGAGGCTGCTTTAATTAAAGTCTCATGAATATCTGTCGATTTAATCTTATCATAGAACTGAAGTCTAGATGCTAGTTCTACTTCACTAACAGATACATTAGAAAGATTTTCACAAGCCCACTCAATTACCTTATGGATCTTATCAATATTGAGTGGTTCTTTTTGTCCATCTCTCTTAACGACATTAATCATTTTTATTGTTTTCCTCTTTTATTTTTGTTATTACCCACGATCCGTCGCCGTTACTAGACCATTGTACTGTATCGCCTTCTTTAAATCCAGCCTTTTCGAATAGGTCTGATACTATATAGTGTTCTTCTTTTTCAGTATCATATTCGACTAAGACTCTTTGATGTGTCACGTCACCAACCAGCGATTGTTTTCGAGTGTCCATTCAATAACTTGCTTCAGACGTTCACGCACAGGCTGAGGTGTCCAGCCCATATTCTGCATCTTAGTACCATCAAGAGCATACCGAAGATCATGACCTGGACGCTGTGAATGGAAATCCACCATTTCATAGTTTAGAGTCTTACCCTGAGCATCAGCAATGATCTGAGCTAGTTCAAGGTTATCGAGTTCTTCTGCTCCGACAATATTAAACTTCTGACACTTTGCACCTCCATAATCCTTTTCAAGAGATTCGAAATCTTTGTAGTTAAGGAGGAACATAAGCGCATCTGCAACGTCAGCAGCGTGAATATAGTGACGCGAACCTGCTTTAGTCTTTTCTGGATTAGAGTGAATAGTAATCAGTTCTCCATCGCGTGCTCTCTTAATGCACATAGGAACATACTTTTCAGGGTGCTGGCGCTCACCAAATACATTCATAGTATGTGTAATAATCGCAGGTAGCTTATATGTATTTTCGTACGCGACAACAAGCTCTTCGCCTCCTGCCTTGGAAGCAGAGTATGGGTTAGTAGAGTTGTATCGATCGTTTTCCTTATACTTAACACCTTCAGGTGCAGGACCGAAGATTTCATCAGTAGAGAAGTAGATGAACCGTTCTAGATTATCTTGTGTACGAGCAAATTCTAGAATATTTGCAGTACCCACAACATTGTCTAGTACAAACTCCATCGGATAATCAATAGAGCGATCAACATGCGACCCAGCAGCAAGGTGTGCAATATAGTCAACATTTCCAATAAGCAAACGGATCTGGGGATTAAGTTCAGCTTTAAGATCGTGATGTACAACCTTTACACGCTTACGCTCTTGTTCTGGGTATGCCATAACAACTTCGTTAAGACGATTTAGATTGCCCGAATAGTCCAGGCGATCAAGTGTTACGACATTCCAGTCAGTAGTAGCCAGGATAGTATCGATAACATGGTGGGCAATAAAACCTGCTCCACCGGTAACAAGAATAGTCTTTGACATTATATTTCCTTCTTCACTTAATTTGATTCGAGAGCTTTTTGTACGTCTGGGAAGTGATGTGCAATAATATTCCAGCACTGTTCAGCTACAATACGATGTTCTTTTTGAGTATCCCACTTCATTCGCAGATCACAATAGTGTACCCACGAACGAAGAGACCCTGACATAATCATCGTAGATTGTGTATTACCTTCAGGAAGAACCGATCGTGCAAGTTCCTTTGCAATACCGTGCTCAGTAGCCCAATCATATGCTTCGCGTGCGGCGTCGACGAGAGTCTTCTGGCGCATGGACCACTCTTCTTGTAGACGGTGATCATTAACTTCGATTGAGTTCTGACGATTCTTCTGATCCTGAAGCCTTGCTTCTCGTAATTCGAAACCAAGATCTTTTGTAGGATCAGCGTATCGCTGAGAGTATTCTTGGAATGAGAACGAACGGTGGCGGAGGATTTGTCTAGCAATATCTCTAGTTGTTTTAATCTCCATCGATACATGGACCATCTCCAAAGGTGACCAATGCTGGTTCTTGATAAGATATTGAACGAGCTTAGGTGCTGTTACTGTATTATTCTGGTTGGATGGGTTAGAGACACGGGCGGCCCATGCTACCAACTCTTCTGCCGTACTACATTCTGTATACGCACTTGGCTTTGTAAGGCCGATCAAATTCACTTCACTCATACAGTTTTTCTTTCTAACCAATTCATTAAATGACTTATAGCAAGTTCGACACTTACTTTATTGTTATAGAGTTGTGCTAATTTTATTTCATCAATAGCATATTCAAGTACTTGATCCGAATTAGCGTATTGATCATTATAACAAGGATAACGTTTCACTTCACTCATAAATCTTTAATCCTCTTTATCTTATTTTCTTGTTCACTTATATGTCTAAGGAAAATAGCTTTCATATCTTCTGCTGTGCAGCCTTTATGCTTGCGTTTAAGATCATTCAGTATAATATTGTTTATTTCCAGCAATCGATCTTTACTCATTGATCATCTAATCCATATAGTTTAACAAATTCTTTACGCAGAATCTCTGATTGACGTAAATTTTCCCGCATACCTACAATATCATAGATGCTTGTTGCATCAATCAAAGCGGCTAACAACCGAGCCTTAGCATCTAGTTCTTCTTCAGTCATTAACTATTCCTCATATCGTTGTCATGCCACATTACTTCTTCGATATAATCGAGCACCGGATTATAATCGTTATCACACCATTCAGGCAACTGTCTTCTCAACATTTGAAGAAAATCCATTACATCGCCATATGTTGTCACTTCATGTTCGTTGAAAGCTTGATTCAACATCTCAAGCATTTCGTCTACTTCCTTAGCATCTTCATGCATCATTCACCTCAATATAATCAGTACGATATCGTGTTGATAATACGTATCCTTGAGCGGCTAACTTTCCAGCTCTATCCTGCGCATCAGTATAATCGACGAACTTACCGTCGTTAAACCACCACCATTGGTCAAAGAACCATTTAGGCTTGCGACGATATTCTACAAGCCACTGATTATCTGTTCTATGTATGCGAACATGAGTAATAGGCCATTGAACGTATTCAAGACCCAACTCTGCCATATCTGTTTTTTTAATATCCATTAGCTTTCCTTCTTAGGGGGAACAAACTCAGGATCAAGAGGCTTGATCTCAGTCGTGTCATACTTCAGAGGCACGTCTGGAATAGTAGAAGGGAGTGGTCCATCATAGTCATAACTAACTGTGACGTGCGGATGATAATCCGGATAACCGTGTGTTGCGCCATATGTCTTTAGGATGTCTTTATGAGCTTTCTCTAGCTCTGGTGACTCCATAATAGCTACTAAGCACTTACCAGACTTACCGAATTGAGTGTCAAATAAACGCCACTCTTTGATCTTAGCTTCGAAAGGTAGAGCAAATTTATAATCACGAACATCAGGTACACCTTTACGCGAATATATAACGGTTGAATGATATTGCTTAGGATCAGCAGCGTTCGGGATCTTTTCTCGTGTAACAAACCTGTCAAGAAGCTTCTGACTATCTTTTGATAGTTTAGCAGCCACATACGTACCATTAGGATGTTTGTCCATATTTTTCTTTCTCACTTCCTCGAGGTATTCAAACCTCTCTCTAAATGTCATAACCATTAGAATATATGCCTTTGTTGCTTTTGACAAATAGTACACATACGAAACTGTTGCCCTCGTTCATCTGGCAGTTTTACAGGTTGACTCCAGGGAGTCCAATTATGCCAACCTATTCTACAGAGAAATTTTTTCCACATAGAAATTAACTTTTCTTCCACATTGCAAATTTTAACTTAGCTTCTAAACCAGTATATGTATTTTCTTGTATTAGGTCAACAATTTTTTGTAAACTCATACCAGCCATGTACATGTCATTTATATCTTTCAATTCTAGACTATCTGGCCATATACAAACTCTATAACCCGCATCGATAGCACGATCTATCTTTTTATTAATATCTCTGTTACGTGGTTCATTATCATATACAATAATAAACTTAGACATATCCTGTGTAACAAAACTAAGATTAGACGTGATATCTGATCCAGCAGATGCAATTGCATTAGGCAGAAACATCGAGTCAATAGGACCCTCTACAACGTATATATCCTTGTTAGAATCTACTGTATCCAAACCAAATAATTTAGGCTTGTTTTCATCCAGCATAATTGTTATATAACGTAATGTAGCATTTTTCTTAAAGGACCGTCCCTGAAAGCCAAACATGTTGTTTTCTTTATCTAGAAAAGGTATAATAAGCCTAGGTTCTTCCCGTGTTAGAGATTCAGTATCAAACTTATCAGGTATAAACGAATTAACCCAACTCTTAAATTCTTTACAGAAGAATAGTTTATAATGATACTCTGAAGGTATTTTACGTTTCTCTACATATTGTTTAACGATAGACTCCGGACTAAAAGAGGAGATCTTCTTTAGTTGCTTTAATGGGGAGTCCTTAACAAAGATAGGAGTCTTCATCTTATCTGCAAACTCTTGGACTGGAGACTTAACCTGCTCCCTAACAGGATCCGCAATTAGTTTTTCTTTAATGTATTCGTCGTACAGACCTGGGTCTATATACTTAACTAGTCTAGGTACATCGATACCGGGTATACTACAGTTATGACAGTAGTAACGTAGCTTACCTTTCTTAAGGTAAACATATCCTCGAGCTTTCGATTTTACTTTGGAATCGCCGCAATACGGGCAACTAAAGTTCCACTGGTTGGAACCTTTACGTTTAAAGTTTCGAAGACGAAACGATAATAGTGATAGATACTTCGAATCTAACCACACTAGAGACATAACAATCAATTTCCATATTATATGATCTGAACCTACAATATTGATTATACAGGTCTAGGTGATAATGTCAAGTGGTTAGCCAAATATATGTGAAAAATCTACGTGTCTAATTAACACACCCAATACTGTTGCGGCACCCATTAGTGTCCACATCCACTTCTCTACACGGTTAACCTTGCTCTTTAGCTCTTCATGCTGCTTAGCAGATTCCGCACGCATTTCTTTAATTTCACTCAGAACTTTATTTTGCGACGCCTCTATTTCAACATATAAGTCTGCTTCTACCTTTTCAATACGAATATATACGTCTTTAATAGAGGTGTCTGTTTCTTGTCTGCGTTTTTCTACCAAGTCTTGTAGTTTTTCTTGCACTTTTTCTTGAAACTCTAATCTATTGCCTTGCACAGCAAGAAGCTGCGCTACTGTGGTAGAAACTTCAGTTAGCTTCTCTATAGTAGTATCCAAACGATCTACTAAGGTGCCAACCTGTGCCATATCTTTCTGTAGAGAAACTACATTGGCGGCTAATTTTGATATTTCACTATCTACAGCAGACATTATTCAGTACCAGTCGGAGCCTTAGGTGCGAACTTTTCTACACCAGTAATACCCATACCACCAATAACAATATACATGATTGCATTGAACATAAATTCTTCAACAGTATAATCCCAAAATAAATTGGCTATGTAACCTGTTGCCATAAGGATAGCACACAGAATAAGAATTAATCTTTTGGTTGAAGGGGAACCATTAGTGTCTGAAATAATTTGATGTAGATATTCTTTAATACTAGACATTATACTATCCTGTTTATAATTATTGTTATAGGATGTTAATATTATTTAGTTTTTTGGTTTTCTTGGTTTGCGGACTTTCTTTACCACTTCTTCGACCACTTGTACAGTTTCTTCGATAGTTTCTTCGACCACTTGTACAGTCTCTTGTACAGTTTCGTTTTCTAAGATATCCTTAAACTGTTCTTTAATAGACTTTTCAGCGAAGAACTTTTTAAAAAA